ACACAACAAGCGGGGTGAAATTTTGGAAATAGAAGAAATGATGGCAACGGCCCCGCTTGTGATTGAGGGTGTTATGCACAAAGGGCGGGCGAAGCGTTGTGCTATTTGTAAGGGGCAAATAAGGAACGGAGAACCTATTGTGAGTTTTACCGTTAACACAAACAAACACCGACGCTTTGACATGCACGGGGGCCGGTGTGCAATGGCGGCGCTATTTGACTTCATGAGAACGTGGAACGCCATAAACAACGGAGGGGCTAAATGGGTAAAAGGGACCGAGCCGCACATACAAAACGAACCCCGATAAGCGGGTATACCATTGAGCGACATTTGGACGTGTACGATATGAACGATTATTTGGATAAGCCGCGTTGTACCATGTTCGGGCGGCCCGCCCAGCAAGCCTTTAGCGCTTTTTTTGTGTGGGAAAAATTATTGGGGCCGTTGGAATTCAAGCGATTCATCGAAGTGGGCACCGGGTACGGCAACGCCAGCATCTTCTTCATGCTTCACTGCGTGCAAAAAGAAGCCAATTTTATCACATGCGAAAAAATGAAAAACCGCACAACCGATTCATCGCCGCTCAAGAAGATGTTGTTATTCCACGAGAATTGCATTGTGGGCAACGTATACGGCCCGGCGATATCACAGTTTATCCTGGAGCAAATTGCCGCACCGGGCCGCACCGTGCTTTTCCTTGATGGCGGTGATAAGCCTCATGAGTTCCGTTTGTTTGCCCCGGCGTTAAAACGGGGTGATGTTGTGGCGGTGCATGATTGGGGCCGTGCAATTATGCGGGAATGGGTGCAGGATGTAATTGATGCCTACGACCTTCAGGAAATATTTGGCAAGGAAAATGTGTTTTATAAAACACTTACGGCAATGTTCCGTAGAAAGGAGGAAACGTGATTATCCAAAAAATCACAGTGGTTGATGCCAATGGCCGGGAACGGACTATTGATTTCCAAAAGACGCCCGTGGCGTACCGGGCAAAATCGGTGCTTGGTTACGTAGCCAAAATGATGGACCACAAACAGGCGGCGAAGAAGGGAAAAAAGAAATGACAAGGGAAGAGGCCGTGGCCATTGCCACGAAAACCGCGCTCGGGTATATGGGCCTCCCGTACCTGTGGGGAGGGGATGATCCGATTGCGGGTTTTGATTGCTCGGGGTTTGTGATTGAAATACTCAAATCCGTGGGCTTGTTGCCCCGGCAGGGAGACTGGAACGCCGCCGGGTTGTGGAGACACTTCTCGGAGAATCACGGATGCGCGGTTTTGCGGACCGCCGTTACGGAAGGCTGTTTGGTGTTTTGGCACGGGGCCGACATGATGAAGATTATTCATATCGAGTACGCGTTGAACGACGAGTTGTGCATTGGGGCTTCGGGAGGCGGCAGTGGAACCGTTAGCCGTGCGGATGCAATTACCGGCAACGCATACATAAAAATCCGCCCATTCGCATCGCGGAAAGGCATATACGGGGTCGTAGACCCATTTAAGCTTAAATATGGCGGCGGATATACCAGCGAACCGGTTTAATACCGACGTCCGCGCAATCTGCCCAATATGCCACCGGGAAAAACCGCATTGGGAGCTGTGCGATTGCTGGGAATTTGTAAATGGGCACATTAAGCGGAAGGAAAAAGAACATGGCGAAACGCAAAGGGAAAAAAAGGACGGCGGCGGCCAATAAAGCCCGGCGGTTGCAGGGGCCGACCAGGAAGAAGGATTACGATTACGGGCGGCCCGTGAGCGCGGCGGCCAAGAAGAAAGCGCGGGCATACGCCAAGGCCCGCCGTAAGGGCGGCGGTAGTAAACGCACGGGCACGCAACACAGCCGAAGTTCCAAAGGTACGGAGGGAATCCATTGGAGCGGCCCCGGCGGCAAACGGCCCAAAAGCGGCAGAGGACTTAAGGGCCGGGAACGCCGTATGTTGATTTCGGAAACGAGTATGAGGCGGGTGATGCAAATACAACGCAACCGCGACATGAGCAAACTTAGCAAATCTTCGCAGAAGAAGGTGAAGATTTTAATGAAACGCGTTACCAAATTCGCGTTCGGTTAAAATGCGCGGGGGGATACTATGAGCGTTAAAATGCGGGGAGGCCGTTGGTGAGTTTTACACGGCCATCCCAAGAAAAAACGTAGCAAAAGGGATAAACCGAAGGGTTCGGTGATTAAATGCTACCCCGGCACCAAAGCCGGGCATAAAAAAGCGCTGGCGATGCATTATGCCATTCGCATGAACAAATGAAGGGAACAAAACAATGGCAACAAACGCGATGGAATTATACCGGCACCACAGCGGCCAGATGGAGTCGTGTGATTTGTTGGAATGGCAAAGCCACACGGTGCTGGGCGGTGCGATACGGTTGTTTACACGTAAGGAAGTGAATCATTCAAGCATAATCATTCGGCCCCGTGAATATGCCGGGCTGGCTAACCGGCGCTTTTTAATTGAGGCGCTGGGCGGCGGTTTGGTGCCCCGGTTGTTAAGCACGCGGCTTGAAGAATTCAAGGGACGGGTATGGTGGCACCCATTGAGGCCGAACCTTATTACCGTGGAGGCCCGGCAACGGATGGCCGAGTGGGCCATATTGGAAACGGTTAAGGGCACCCGGTACGATTACGGGAGCTTGCTTGGCAACATGTTTAGCCGGGTAAACGTTGACGCCTCCCGTTGGTTTTGCAGTGAGGCGTACACGGCGATGCTTATGGAAGGCGGTTTATACCCAAGGGATAGCAAGGCGTTGAGGCCCGGCGAATTCGACGTGCTCAACGTTCATTTGCCGCCCGTTTTGGTTTATGATACTGTGGACATGTAAGGAGGCTAATATGGCGGAATCATTGACAATTACTGAACTTCAATACACCCACGAATACTATGATGCATACAAGCAATTCTGGGATTTTATGTTGGCATCATACGAAGGGATAAGGGCGTTAATTGCCGGGGAGCATGTGTTGTTCCGCCATGAACGGGAGAGCCCCGGCAATTACAACCGGCGCGTAGCGGAGGCTTATGGGTTTGGGTATAGCCAAAGCATCGTCGACATCTTCAATTTTTATTTGTTTAAAAACCCGGCGAAGCGCGACATGGGTCCGCTGGCGGACGACAAGCAATGGGAGATGTTCAAGCAAGATTGCAACATGTACGGGGCCGCGTGGGAACAATGGTTGCTGGAGACGCAACGGTACGCGGCCATCCTGGGCCATGTGGGCATATTGGTTGACAAAACCAGCACCACGTTTGATAGCGTTGCCGCCGAATTAAAGGCTCAAGTTTATCCGTATGTGGCGCGGTATTTCCCGCAGAATATTTTGGATTGGGAATATGAACGGGATGAAAACAACCGGCCATATTTGGCAATGGTTAAACTGCTCGATGATGACCAGGTTTACCGGGTATGGACGACCACGGAATGGGCCACGTACCAAATCGATGAGGATGCGGAGAAAACCGCGCCCACAGTGAAGGACGTGGATACGGGCATTTCACGCGGCGGTGTGCAAAGCGCCGGGGCCATTGGTAGCCAAGTTGAGGGCGGTGATGAGCGGGCCAGGATTGAGCCGCTCGACCAAGGGCCGAACCCGTTTATTAATGAGGCCACGGGCAGGGGCGAGATCCCATTTATTTGGATGTATAATATCAAGAGCCGGTTGCGCGGCGTGGGTGTATCCGACATCAAGGACGTGGCGTACATTGACGGCTCGATTATCCGTAACTGCAGTGAGGGCGAAGAATGTATTAAATACGGCGCGTTCCCAATGTTGCGGAAACCAATGAGGGAAAAGGGTGCCGGACCTTCAAGCAAGATGGAAGTGGATGAAGTGGGCCAGCAAGCGGTTTTGGAATTTGACCCGGAATTGGGTGAGGCCGGGAAGCCCGATTGGTTGGAGGCGGCGGTATCCGAGCCCGTGGACGCTATATTGAAATGGTTATCCAATAAGGTGGCGGAGATATACCGCTCGAGCAATGCGGGCGGCATGGCGGGCACGGAAATCCAAACCCAAGCCAAAAGTGGGGCCGCCATGAAAGCCGAATTTCAATTACTCAATAGCAAATTGGTGAGCAAAGGGGCCAATGGCGAAAAATCGGAAAAGGCGACCCTCCGCTATTGGTTAATGTGGCAAAAACGGGAAGAGGAATTGACAAAGATATCGTTGGAATGGCCGCGCACATACGACATCGAAAACCTGGCCCAAGATTTGGAAAACGCGTTAACGGCCAAAAACATCGTGATGAGCAAAACGTTCCGCGCCGCCGTGCAAAAACAAGTAGCGCGACAATACATGCCCACGGCGGACCCCAAATTAATGGCCGACATTGATGATGAAATTGACAAGGCCGCCGAAGAAGCGGAGGCGGCGGCGGATGAGGCGAAGAAGGTAAGTGAAGAAAATATTTTTGGAGGAGCGGATACCGGCGCGGCCAAACCCGGCGGCGGTGCTGGTACGGGCACAGGGAAGGAAGCTCCCACAAATGAAAAAGTAGTGCCGTTGCCGGGCCGTGGTGCATCAAGCGCAGGAGGTGATAAATGATAAACAACGATAAGCCGCCGGTATACACACCGCCGGAGCCGCCAAAGAAGAGCTTTGCAAAGCAATCGGGCGTTAATTATGCGAATGAATCCCCGAATAAAATCAAACGGCAGGACGCGGAGTATATTGACAAACAACTAAACGTTATTTTCATCAAAGGACACGCCCACAACGTACATGACAAACAAATGGACCTTGTACGGGGCAACGCCAAACGCAACGCAATCCGGAGGAAGATGCCATGATTCCAGAACCCACAAGCGACAAGGAATGGGAGGCCCGATATGACGCCGAAACGTTGGCGCGGGCGGAGGAGATAAAGAACGACCCGACCCGTTTGGCCGCCGCCCAAAAGCAAGCCGCCAAAATGACGGAGGCCAAGGTGGAAGAGGCGAAAGCAATGGCCAAGGTGGCTGGCAAAGGCAATCGCCCGACGTCGGCCCAATCTGGCGGCCAGAAAAACCCATTTAATGTAGGGGTCCGGTTATGAGCAACCCACGGGCAATATTGCACGCGGCGGAAAAGACCGATGAGGCTTTGGGCAAAATAATATCAAGCGGGCAGAATGAATTGCGTGCGGCCATTACGCGGCTCGAACGCCGTATCGTCGACGGGTTTAAGGAATTGTCCACAAACGGGAAGGGCTTGCTTGTGGGGCCACGGGTAAACCTCAAGCAAGCCCAGAAAATGCACAAAGACCTGGTCAACATTTTTGAGGAAGAATACGGCAAAGGGGCGCGGCGTGCGGTAAACGGTTTTAATGACGTTGAGGCTCAGATAAAAGCGAATTTTAAATCGTTGGATGTGGCGGCGGAATTTACGGGTGTCGATCGGGATATCATTAAAACGTTGGAAAGCCAAGCGTTGCTCGAATTCGAACAATTTGGCCGGGCCGCCCAGGAAAAAATTGCCACGGCGATGTATGATGCCGTTGTGGCAAAGGGCGGCTGGGCTGATTTGGTGGCGACGATGAACGGGGTGCTCCAAGGAGGCACCGCCGCGAATGGCCTCAGTTTGGCCGCCTATTCCACAACGTGGGCCAATGACGCTATCATGAATTTTCATCAACAAGTTGCATTGAAGAAGGCATCGGATGCCGGGCTCACCATGTTTTTGTATTATGGCAACATTATCGGAACGAGCCGCCCGTTTTGCATTGACCGGGCCGGGAAGGTATTTAGCCGCCAGGAGATTGATTCATGGAATGATTTATCATGGGCGGGTAAACGCGGCCCGGCCATGACGTACCGTGGCGGATGGAATTGCCGCCACCATTGGCAACCCGTGAAAAAGGACTGGCTCCCGGAAGGCGGCATTGAGATTGCGGATTACTTTGAGGAAAAAGGAATTGCTGTTAAACGGGGCACCACGATTCCGGCATGGCCGGGCAAAAACGGCAACAAGGGCGGTGTGCGCGTGGGCAAACCCAAGGGCAACCCAAGCGCGGACCCCGATTTGCGATGGGTGCCGGATGAGGACGACGACAATGGCCGGGCATGGTGCGACCAAATATTCACCCATTGCCAAGCGTACACAAACACCTCCGGCCTTGGTGCATGTGGCCCGGTGGCCGATAACATTGTTGACCTTTTGCAGGCCCAAGGCCGTAAGGCCCGCGTTATGTATTGCGACTTCCGAACATTGGAAGCAACCACGCCCAGTGACATTTTTGGCCATTATGTAGCCGTGGAATTGGATGAGGCCGATAACGTCATCCGTATATGGGACCCGACAAACCCATACGCCCGCAAGAAGCCAATATTGAACATTTATCCTGGCAACAAACCCGCCCAATATTGGAACGGGAAGTTTAAAGATGCCATTGAAGACGCCCGCGTGGATACGGAGATATTTACGGCGGCGGGCCGCTCCGGCGACGATGGTTTATACGGTGCCGGGGATTTGAAATGGTGGAACGACAAAATGGGCAACCC